GTATTCTTTTTCAAGTATAGGTGGTTGGTTTAGTAACTTTGGTAAAACTATCTCAGAAATAGAAGCTGAAGCTTTAACTGCTACTTATGATGCAGTAAGTGGTCAAGAGGATGATTATGATGAGCCTGAAGGAGAAGACTCAGCAGACGCAGATGGTACAGGAGATATAGGCAGTGGAGTTTCTGCTCCCTCTGTAAGTACTCAACCAGATATTGAAGATGACTCTGGTATGTCTACAGGAAGCAGCAGTGAATACGATGATACTATAGATTCAAGCGCACAGGCAGGTGGATACAGCAGTGGATACGATGACATAGATTCAAGCGCAGGGTCAGATAGCGGTGGAGATGGTGGTGATACTGATGGTGGTGGTAATGATGATGGTGGTAATGATGATGATGAAGGTGGCGGTGGCGGTATGGATTATTAATAATAATGATAAATTTATTAGGTATATAAAAGGTAAAATACAATGGCAATAGAACCACAACAAACACAAGAAGGTTTCGTAGCTCCTCCAGCAATGGAGGGTGCAGACGCAGGTATTGGCATGATCAATGAAGCAGAAGCTATGCCACCACAAGAAGGTGGAGAGATGTCTGTAGCAGATGATATACCTCAAAATGCAGATGAAGGTGATTTTATATTACCTTACGAGTCTGTTCTATTGCATGGCCTTAATCAGTTAAACCGATACGCTAAAGAAGCTATTGAATTAGCTATGGAGAATGACGTTGATCTTACAGGTACACAACTAGACCCTACAGATGATGTGCCTATTAGAATTAGCAACTATGAGTATCGTATACCTAAAGGATTAGTACCTTTCTTTGGTGGCGGTAAAAAGTATCTAGATAAGTTACAAAAAGAAGGTCTAGAATTACGTACACGCCTAGAAGAAGAAGGTCAGAAACCTGTAACTGATCAACAAAAAGAAGAAGCTCCTATTGCTGATCCAATGCAAGGTGGTTTTGCACAAGAAGCACCTGCTGCTATGCCACAAGAAGCTATGCCACAAGAGGCTATGCCGCCACAAGGCGCTCCTGCAATGCCTATGATGGAAAAGGGTGGTTTTGTACAAGGGTATGCTGAAGGAAATTCTGTAGAAAAAGAAGATAAATATTTAAATCATGATCATCCTGAAGTTACTAAAGATGAGTATAAAAGATTTAGAACAATATTCGGAAGAAGATTAGAGCCAGATGGTCGCCCTATTAGCCTCAGTGATGTAGATATGCACAATGCCTACGTTCAAATAAAAAGTAATAAGAATTTTTCTGATGTAGAAATATTTGAAATGACTAACGCTAAAGTACATGAAAAAGGACAACGAGAGCAAAAACAAGAGTCAGGTGGTTTTGTAATCTCTAAGGACAAAGACGCAGAGATACTAGAACAAGATAAATCTGACAGCGCAGAACAGAAGCGTACTATGGCACAACAACCTGCTATGGTAACACCTGACGGTCAACAAGTTAAACAGGGCTTCTCTGCTCCTTCAGGATACGCAAACGGTGGAGAGATACATGAAGGATTAGGTTTTGATGCAAAGGACATAACTCCACAAAACGTTTCACAGATGCGACAGAATGCTCAAGATGCTCTTAATGTGTTGACAGGTTACGAGAAGTCTTTTCTAACCAAACAACGTACAGATGAGAAACTAGTATGATCTCTAATATATTTATAGAGTATCTCAAGAAAGTTGAGAATGGTAGTAAGACAGGCTGGAGCAATGATGATGAACTTTGGTACTCTCATGCTTCTCCTGAAGGCGGTAATGACACAATAGGTTACGGACATAAGCTATTAAACTCTGAGCTTGATCAAGCTTCTAAAGGTTTAACTGATATAGAGATTGATGACCTACTAGTAGAAGATATGCACACTGCTATGGATTCAGCTTCTGATGTACTTTCGCAACACTTCAATGCAGACTTTAACGATCTCTGTGTAAACAGTCAAGAAATGCTAATAGACTTTGCGTACAATTTAGGTGGTAACGGATTACGTAAGTTTCCTAAGTTTGTTAACGCAGTCATAGATGAAAACATAGAAGTTATGTCACAAGAATATAAAAGATATTACACATCAGGTAACGGTGTGAAAAAAGAATTAGAGCAACGTAATAAGGAATTCCAAACGTTGTTTCTAGCGTAGACGGCTACCTATGTAATTTTTACATGGCCCCGTCATTAATAAACCTACCGAGGCAACCTGTACACAGTAACGTACAGCCCCATTAGAAGGAGAGGTAAACTATGGTCGATAACAATTTAGATGAGGACCAACAAACTCAAGAAGAACTAGAGCCTACCCCGTATCAGAATACATACAGGCGTAATCTAGAAGCACCAACTTTTAACGAAGAAGAAGAGCAAGAATTTGATGACCCCGTAGAGGCTACTCGTCAAAAGTTAGCTCAACATGAAGGTTTAGCTTCTAGTAAAAAGAATGGAGAACAAAGTCACGACTTTAAAAAGCGTTATGATGACTTAAAACGTCACTATGACACTAAGTTAAACGAATGGAAACAAGAAAAAGAACTTATTAATGCTAGGACATCCGTAGAGGCAAAAAAACAATCTATTAGAGAGTTGCCCAAGACTGAAGAAGAGTTGCATGAGTTCAAAGAAAAGTATCCTGATGTTTACGATGTTGTGGAAACAATCTCTACTCTTCAAGCTAATGAACGTGTTAAAGAAATAGAAGAAAAACTTTCGGACTTGCGACTTAAAGAACAAGAAGCAGTAGTACAAACTGCCGAGAAGCAACTCCTTAATATTCATCCTGACTTTGACGTTCTAAAAGAAAGTGACGTATTTCTTTCTTGGCTTGATGAACAACCGTCTAATATGGCTGATGGCATCTATAAAAATAATACAGATGTTAAATGGGCCGCTAGAGTTATTGATTTGTTTAAGGCTGATAATAATATCAAAACGCCTAAATCCTACAATAAATCGAAGTCACCAAAACGATCACAATCTAGTCCTTCAAATTCTGCAGCGCAAGCTGTTACAAGAACAAACGCAAAACGTTCTTTAGATGACTTTCAGAATGACAAAAAGATTTGGTCAGTACAGGAAATATCCAAACTTAAATCTCATGAGTATGAAAAAGTCGAGAAAGAAATCGACAGAGCTTTAAAAGAGGGTCGAGTTATGGATTCTGTAGACTAACAAAGAAATAGTTTATGATATAAAAGGAGTTTTATCATGGCATTTACTACAGCCGCAGGGTACGGCAATTTACCAACAGGTAATTTTGTACCCGTTATTTACTCCCAGAAAGTTCTCAAATTCTTTCGTCGTGCATCGGTAGCGGAAGCTATCACTAATACCGACTACGCTGGAGAAATTGAAAACTTTGGGGATACCGTTAACATCATCAAAGAACCTACCATTTCGGTCAACGCTTATCAGCGTGGCAGTACCGTCAATACTGAAGCCTTGGCAGATGACCAAATTCAGTTGGTAGTAGATCAAGGCAACTACTTTGCCTTTAAGGTCGATGATATCGAAGAACGTCATAGCCACTTAAACTTTGAGGCTCTTGCTACCTCTTCAGGTGCATACCAATTAAAGAAAGCCTATGACTACAACGTTCTAAAAGCTATCTTTGATGGCTCTGCTGATTCAACAGGTACACTAGGTACTCAGGGAACTTCTGCCAATACTGGTGATGAAGTTGCTGATCTAGTAGCTCAAGCTGCCGCTGAATTAGATAAGAATGATGTACCAGAAGAAAACCGTTATTTAGTTGCTGCTCCACAGTTCTACCAAGTTCTGCGTAGTGCTGGCTCTAAAATTATGGACATGTCCATTACAGGTGGATCACAATCTCCACTTCTAAACGGTAAAGTAACTGAACAGAAGCTACATGGTTTTAGCATGTATCAATCCAATGCTATTGGTGTAGGAACTACTGGTTCTGCTGCAACAAGTGTTTTTGGTAGTTCTGGTACTTCTGGACAAACGCTTATAATCTACGGTCATATGTCTGCTGCTGTTACAGCATCACATATTGCTAAGACAGAAGTTATTCGTGATCCTAATAGTTTTGCTGATATTGTACGTGGTCTACACGTATTTGGACGTAAAGTTATTCGTGGTTCGGGTGATGGATACAAAGGTGTATTTAACGGTCTTATGGACCTAGATAGTTAAAGGAGGAACTGAATAATGACTACTTATAATCGTACTACAACAGGTGGTGGCACTATTGGACACCCTTCCAATGCTGCTGTTCCATATGTTATGACTTCTCCTGTGTGGGATACTGTTGATGGTGGTGGTGTTGGAGGTGACATCATTCAATTGATTGACGTTCCTGCAGATACCATGATTGTTTCGGGCTGTCTAGAAGTTCTAGAAGTTCGTGGTAATGGTCAAGTCACAATGGATATTGGCTTTACTGGTGGAGATGTGGACTGTTTTCTTGACGGTTCTCCATTAGCCGCTGGTTTTTCTCCGTTTTTAGAAGCTGCTATAGGTGTATCGGGCGCTAATGCTCGTATTCTTACTGCTGCAGATACTATTGATGCTCTCGTTCTTGACGGTGGATCAACAGGAGAAACGGCTCTACGTTTTCGTATACATGTTGTGTTAGTAGATATTTCTACTAATCCTGTTGAATCAGCAACTGTATCTACGGGTACGTAACACTATAACAGTTTTGTAGGGTTCTGTATAAAAACCCTACACTTTTTTTAATATGATTTGATATTGAAATGAAAAAAAAGGAAATACAATCATGCGTTTTTTTAAGATACTAAGTGAAGATGATATTAAGTTATGTTCTAAAAGCATTAAACAACATAACTTTAAAGATGGCAAACAAACACAATCAGAAGAAGGAATGAAAAGTAATACAGAAGCTACTAACATTCCTGATGACGTTAGAAAGATAGTTACTAACAGACTATATGACACCTACTACATGGATAGTGTTTATTGCCCTACCAGAGTGTCTGTTAACTTCTACAATCAATACAAGAAAGACGATTACTACGATCTACACATAGACGAGTTTAAAGCTCAACCTAAATCTAATAACGTTTTCTTTGATTATGGTTTTAGTATAAATCTAGAAGATGACTATGAAGGTGGAGAGTTTATTTTACAAACTCCTGTAGGTCAAATAACCAAGAAATTAAAAGCTGGTCAAATGGCTATTTTTCCCATTATATATCCTCACGGTGTAGCTAAAATTACTAAAGGAGTACGAAAGAATATCGTAGGTTGGATTTCTACTAACATCTCCTACGAACAATCGTACATATTACACAACTTATATGAGGTAAGCAGCTACATGGTTTCGGCTCAAAAGAACATGTTTACTAAAGCTAATTTAATTCAGAATTATCTGAAAAAAGAATGGAGCAAATAACTAATGGCTACCCTCAACTTAACTACGCACTTTACCGTAGACATTCCTGATGATGATACACACACTATCACTGGGGGAAGCACTACGGCTACAGACGCAATAACGATAACTCACTACTTTGATAAAAGGTATTCTATTACTACTGGCTCTCTTGTTGAGGTATGGAATGACACATTCTTAGGAGACTTTGATTTTATGTGGATAGAGTCAGATCAAACTGTTGAGTTACAACTTGTCTGTAATGAGGGTGGCACGTTAGCAGCATCTAATATAGAAAATGGCTTCTGTGTTAAATTAATAGCTGGTGTACCGTTTGTATTAGGAAGTGATGATAGCCGTAACATGGGTGACATGGCTGGTACGTTTAATGAAAGTAATCATCAGGCTGAGATTGATACGTGGGAAACTGTGTGGTCGGCTGATACAATAGATCGTGTAGAATGTTTCAACACTTCAGGTAGTACTGCTAATGTACGTGTCTTTGCTGCAACCTAAAAACAACTAATTAAGGAAAAGAAACATGTTGAAAAAACCAGCTATGAAACAAAAAGGTCTTAAAAAACTTCCTGAACAAGTGCGTAATAAAATGGGTTTTATGGACAAAGGTGGACCTGTAAAAAACAATACGGAAAAATTTGATACAAGTCTTGATAGAGAGTACTCAGCAGCAGTTCTTAAAAATGCGAAAAAAGAAGGCGCTGTTGATAAAGTTAGAAATGTAGGTGTTCCTTCAAAGCCTACTAAAAGAGATATTGAAGCAGCAAAAGGTATTTTAGGTTCTCTTTATCAAGACGGTGGCAGAGTAGGTGCAGCCGACATGTCAGCCAAGAAGACATCCTCACCTAAGAAGAAACAGATGCCGCAATACTATATGGGCGGTGGCATGGCAAAGAAAAGTAAGATGTACTCTTACGGTGGTAGAGTTGCTAAGTATAAGGATTAACAATGGCAAATTATCTAGAACTTACTAATCGTGTACTAAATGAGCTAAACGAAGTAGAGCTAACTGCTACTACTTTTGCCTCTGCTAGAGGTGTTCAGACGATGGTAAAGAATGTAGTCAATAAAGCTATTCATGATGTGTATAATGCAGAAGTAGAGTGGTCTTACCTATACAAGAGCTTTAAACAACAGCTTACTGCAGGTAAAAGGCTTTATGATTATCCTTCTGATTCT